TAGCCCAGGCGTTCCATCTATCATAACTATTTATTGGGGGAGCCGTGCGAAAAGCATCAATTCCTTTCCTGACCAAGGTCTCAACGTCCTTGCGCCCGACCGTTGAAAAATCAGCGGCGTCTAAAACCTCACGCACCCGGTAGTTGGCAATCGGCGGTCTTAACCCCTTGTTTATCTCGTGCATCAAACGCGTGCACAACGCCCGACCTGCCCGCCCCGTCGGATAATTGTATCCCCCGATGGACCGATGCCACTGATGCGTAACGACAACGGGTACTAGAGTCCGCACCTCAATCTTGTTTTTTCCTAACAGGAACGCGAAGTAGTTGTCGTCGTAGCTGTAGCCCTCCATCGCTTCCTCAAAGCCACCCACCGCCAACAGCGTCGACTTTTGCATACAGCCAAAGCTAGAGTAAGGCAGCCCACAACTAATCCTGGTCGCTCCTGTCGCATCAGTCTCGTACCCCGTCGAGCAAGTCATGAGCACCCGCGGGTTATCCACGACCTGCGCAACTAACTCCTCAATGACTCGAGGAGTATCGTGCCTAAACTCAGCATCTTGGAAAAGGACAACCTCATTTGACGCCGCCGCGATAGCCCGGTTGTGCAGCACCGACAGGTTGCCGAACGGCTGATTCGCCGTCCAGTAATGATCGCGGCCTGACTCAATCGGCGCGGGCCGTGCCGGAACACTCAGGTGCCGCGCACCGTAACGTTGGGCGATCTCGGCAACCACCCCACCATCATCCCCGTCCTCGACGATAACAACCTCAAGGGCAGGATAATTTTGGCGCGCAATCGAATCCAAGCTTTTCACGAGCTGCGCCGCGCGATCCTTATAGATTATGACTAGCGATACGGGTGGAAGGATCATCAGGAACGTTCCTCTGGCTCGAACAACCAATGCTCTTGAATAGCGTTATCGAGCAAGGTCTCTCGGTAACCTAGCCCCTTCATAAAAGCGTGTAGTTCCACGTCACTCGTCCCAAAAAATTCCGGCATTTGCTTCAAATGAACCTCAACCCACACTAACGGCCGGCCGCTCTTAAGCGTTTCTTCTGCCCCGCGAAGGACTAACAGTTCGGCACCCTCCACGTCCATCACGATCCCGGCCGGAGTGCCCGTGATTGAAACGACCGTGTCAAGCCTGAGCCAGGGTCGGGCCATCACCTCGGGGTACTTCTCACGATCACTTAGTAGGCGAAAATTTAACCCTTCCTCCGCCTGAGCCACGATTGACTGTTCCGCCTCCGGAGGAAACTTCCCAACGTGCACCACACTTCGAGGGTCCAGGCCGGGCCGATCGGTATCGTTTAAAAACCCCGCGTAGGTTGCCCGAGGCGCCACGTGACCCTGGGCGTTCCAGTAAGCCCGGATGGTTCCCCAATCCATTTCCCCGGGCTCGACGATCACGACGTTCTCGGGGCCGACGATCGTAGCAAGAATGTCCGAGGTAATCCCATCATACGCGCCCACGTCAAACACCAACTCACCTGGTTTCAAGAGACCACGTACGCTGTTAAACACACTCGGCTCATACCGTTCCCGCATGTTTGTGTTCAGGTCGCCCATGCTCACGGCTACCACTCCGCCGGGTCGCGTCGACCGGTGACTCGGTCTGTGCGTCCATCGTGATGCATAAACGGAAGCTCGCCGTTGAGGTAAATCACAATCTTGTGTTCTTCCCACTGTGAGCTAGCTACCGGTCCGTACATTTTCGTCTCGATCATCTTGCGCTCAAAGGGAGCAAAGTATTCGCTCAAAATCTTTCGGTGATAGTCCGTTCGCGACACTAGCGGCCATTGTGAGTACTGTACCGTTTTGACAAAGCGTGAACTGCCGTGGGTAAACTCACCCCGCATCAGGTAAGCATGCTCCCACCAAATGTCCTTCCAATTGTAGAACCGAACAATGTTGGCATCGCCTTTCAGCAGCAGGTCGAAGATGTCGGAAAAGACGACCTTGGTTTCAGGTTGAAAAACCGCATCGTGTTCCACGAAGAGAATCAACGGGGTGGTAACCTTCTCAAGGGTTCTCTTCGTCATTTCTGCTTGCTGCCACGGCTCGTCAAAAAGCATCAGCTCGGTTCGACCCAACTGGTGTGAGTCAATCTTCTCGGCCAACCGTTTTTTGTACTCCTCATACTGGCCGCGGCGGTGCTCCACCGCAGGCCGTATCCCGTCGGCCATTACGATGATCCGTGCCTCGGGAAAATAAGAGCGAATACCGCCGATGCACTCCTCGATCAATCCCGTATCCGGGTGGCGCGGGATGGGGCTGGTAGGAATGAGCGCGGTGACTTGGTCATCAAGCATCTAAGGCTCCCACCGCTCGTAGGTCCTCTTCAAACCACCGCGGCATCCTCGCCTTGTAACCCGCCCACCAGGTTTGCAACCTATTGCGGTTTGCCGGCCACTCCCTCAAGACCTGCTCTAACAACCGCGGGAAATCCTGCCAGTTCGTCAGGGTGGGAAACGGCAGTTCTTCACCCAACACGTACTTCCAATAGCTCGTACCTACGATGAAACAATCTTCTACCACCGGCACACAGCCGGCTTCGAGGGCCTCACCCATGCGAAGGCTCTCGGGAAAAGCCGCCCCACCCGGACAGGCGATCACCTTAGACTCGGCCACCTTGCGGTAGTACTCGTCCCGCGGCAGACCTTGCCAGAACCCCGAGGACTGGTAAACGTAGCCGTTGGGCAACGATCTTAACTGGGACACGCACGCTTGGCGAGTGGCGCTGTTCACCTGCCCGGCGTAAGAAAAGTCGAGCGTCTTGTTCGCCAGCACGTCTTGTAGATGCTCAAGGTACATGGGGCAGTCTTGAGGATAGCCCGCCGTTAGCCGACGATCCTCATAGTCGTGCTTTCCAGGGATGGGATACTGGCGCCAAACCTTACGCCTCGGACCAACAAAGGGACGGGAGTTGAACCTCCGGCACTCGTCGCCCATCACGACCGTCAACGCCCAAGAAAAAGAAGCCATCCGGTTTAGCAGGTCAGCTTCTTGACCCGCCAGGTGCTCGCCTTGGATAACGACCACCGCACCCGAGGCATCACTCGGCAGCTCAGCCCATCCATTTCTATGGACGAATCCCACCTCCGCCCGATCGATGGCAGTGTTCAACAGCGTGTTCGTTGCGTAGCGCGATCGCCCGTCACCCCCCAATACTCCTTCACTCCAGACGACGTTAATTGGCGACATGCTGTACCCTTAAAATACTCGGCGGCAAACACCCCATCGAATGCTCGTAGCGCTGCGCCGGCAACGACGGGTTAAACGGAATGTTCAAAGTCTCACGCACTTTCTTCTCAAGCCAATCACGCCACTCAGCTAACTTTACGCAGCTTAAAAAGTCCGTAAACACGTAGGACACGTACCCGTCATTCGGATCGCCTTTGTAGTAATCTGCAACTCTGGTGTAATCCACTTCTAGGCTATAAAGTGCGTCACCGTTTATCACGTACTTCCAGATTCCTTCCTCTTGTGACACGAGGAAAGCGTTGTCATAATAAGGCGTGCCGGGATACGGGGTGATGATCGTCGCGTCGAAGTCATCCGGACGGACCTTCAGCAACCAGTCGTAGGTTTCAAGGACCGTCGCAGCCGATTCACCGGGATGGCCGAGCGACATTAACGCCTTGACCTTCAGCCCGTGACGTCGCGCGATCTCAACCGCCCGCGTGTTATCCTCTCGCGTGGCCTTCTTCTGGATATTCTTCAAGATACGCGGTGACCCCGACTCAAAACCTACTAAAATCCACCGGAAGCCGGCCCGGTACATCGCCGCTGCCTGCTCGTCGGTGAGCAACTCGGCCTTCACGAAACCCCGCAGCTTGAACTCGACATTAAGTTCTTGAGCGAGCTGCCCAATCGCGCCCATCAGCTTTACCATCTGCGGGTTCACGTTCAACTCGTCGTCGTAAACCATGAACCCGGTGAACCCGTAGGTCTCGTACAAGTGTCTTAGCTCAGCGACGATACTCTCAATTGACCGCATTCGGATCTTGCGGAACGTTGGCGAACTCCGTCCGCCGCAAAACCCACACCCGAAGGGACAACCCAGCTGCGCGATCAGGCTCGTGGCCCGGGCTCCGTCAATCTGGTAGTGGTAACTGCCCACGTCCACTAGGTGCCGAGCCGGAAAGGGTAGCTCCGAGAGCACCTGGTTGATCAAAAACAGGTCCGATTGGAGGTCGTCGGCATCCACCAGGGTGGTCGACGGGTTCGAAAGGGCCTGAAAAACGGCCTTTTCGCCGTCCCCGGCCACTAGCTGGTTAAAGTGGGCCTGTAGCTGCCTAAAGGCTTTTTCGGCCCTACTGATACCCTTTTTCCGGGCCGCGTTAACTAGGGTGACGTGCGGACCACCCAAAATCAGCCGAGCGCCGGGTTTGTTCAGCCGAATTACGGTGGCAACCTCGATCGCTGCCGGTAACTGGGGGGTCGTGGCCGTCAACCCAAAAAGTTCTACCTCCGAACTGAGAACATAGTCCCGAACCGCTTCCCCGTAATTAGCCACGCCCGAAAGGTCTAAGACTTCAACCTGGTGCCCCGCGTTTTCTAGTACCGCCGCCACCCGAAGGATGCCCAGCGTCATGAACACGCGCTCATCGAGCAGGAACACGGAGGGCGGAACGATTAGGCAGAGCTTCACGCTACTCCTACCAGCGACAAAAACTTCTGCCGAAAGTCCTGACGCGCAACTAAGAAAGCTTCACGGGCTGCACACGACCGTCGTTCCAACTCGTTAGGATGACTCGTTGTTTCGATAGCTTTGCACACCGCCGCTTGCACTCCTATTAGACTTACTTGATTAAGTTGAGCTAAGGACCGCGGCGTCTGACTCACGACCGGTATCTTCCACTCGGTTACGATCCCATCAAACTCGTTCATCGGCGGCGCGTCGGTTGTCAACACTAGGGCACCGCAGCCTAGCCCTTCGTGAATCGCGTGCCCAAACCCCTCATAGGCACTCGGCATCAAGTGAAAGCGATGCGAGTTCATCAACTGTACCAACTCATCCTCGTTCACTCGCGGGATCCATGTGACATTATCGACGTCCTCACACAGCGCCTGCCACTTCTTTTGCAGCGTGACCACCGTCAACGGAAACGGCTTGTAGGCCCAGTTACCGTTTTTCCACGCTTGGATGACCGCCTCGGTATTCTTAAACTCCGAGCCACCCGCCAGGTGCAAGAACTTGTTCTCTCGCGGTATTTCCGGGTGGTAAAGGTCACGGGCTTCAAAGCCCACGTACACACACTTCGCTGGGTCGACCTTCTGACACCAGTGGCGAAAAGAATCCTGCGTCTTACAGCAAACTTTGGTGATGCGTGGCAAAAATTGGTCGTTGAGACTGTTCCACCACTCGTCGTTCGGAAAAAGCCAGTTTTCTCGCGAGAGCGTGAGCACGTTGGGCATCATCACTTCAAGGAAGAGATTAATATCTGCCCGTACAAAATTTGAACCGGCATAATTACAATAGTGATAAAAGTTAGTATAGACATCGTGAGTCGCGAGCAACTCACGCAGGAGTAGGGCCTCACGTTCGAGGCCCTTTCCCACGAGAGAAGTGACGATGTTAACGTCTTTACGCGCCATCTCTACCTGACTTCGCCTCGGCGCCGCGCCTTAGTTTGAGCATCATGCAGGTCAAAACGATTCTTATGCTCATCATCTGTGGAAGAAGTAACCTCAACGTCAGGAACGAGTCCTTCGTGACGATTACCGCAAATTGGGCACGTATGAACCCGCAGGTGCGAAACCTTTTGGTCGTTCACCACGAACTTGTTGTTAGGATCGTTCATCGCTTATCCCTCAATTATTGCCCCGGCTTGAGCGTGCTGGCCGGCGCGACCCATGTTTTTGAGCGACTTGAGATCCTTCCGTAGCAGATCACGATCACTGGCCGTGGCGTCCGGACCTTTGGCGCAGAACTGTGAAGCGCAAGTTCCGCAAACACCGAGGATGATCCCGTTGCTGTGCTCCATCCACTTGATGTTCGAGGTGCCGTTTTCACGGGTGTGCGGGCACTGCTTTTTCGTCGCGATCTTTACCGCTTGATCGTGAGCGATTTGCTGGCGCCGCTCCTCGAGTTGCTTTTGCTTTTGCGCAAGTACCTTTGGATCAACGTAAGGCTTCCGCGACTCCAGGATAGCATCCGCCAGTTGCTGCTGCGACTTTGCCAGGTCGGCCTGCGTCTGCAAGAGCATCCGCATCACCTGATCTGTGGTCAACGTCACCGGGAAGTCAACCTTGGACACTACATCTTCATTTTGGTCTTTCACTTTGTTTCTCCTACGGGCCGTGTTGATTCTAGCTGATCGTGCCTGCTAGTAATTCGCGGACGCCGTCTTTAAAGAATACCGTTGCGAAACTCCCAAAGCTGCCGGCGATAGTTGCTCGCCGTCGGTCCGTTGCTCGGGTATCCAAAAACTTTTTCGGCCTGCTGCTCGCTAACCAACGACGTTGAGCGGCCCTTCTGGCCTGAGTGAAACTTCGGGTTGAGCTCACACTGCTTGCAGTGAGCGGCGCGCCGGGCAATCAAGCGCAGCAGCAAAGTTCGCCAACCGCGCTTCTGACCAATCGCTACGTCCACGTCATTCACTAGGTCAATCTCATACTCAGGCGACTCTCCCAACTCTAACCAACCAATGTAAATGGGCACGTCCGTGTAGGCCAACCCGTTGGCGGTTAGCGGGTAGTTGGGTATTTCACTCACCGCCATGTTACGTATCACGTAAAGACCCACTCGGTTCTGCTGCGCGCCTGGGGCAACGATCAACGAGGGAACGATCTGCCGCAACCGTTCGATAATTTCCGAGTGATGCAGCACCCGCCCCATACGACGCTTCGCGTCGATAAACTCTTCCCACTGGTCCTTCCGGCCTTTGTGTTGTCGAATCTTGACTTGCTCTTCGTGCCTAGCGCAAACGGCTTCATCGGCACTGAGCATCATCTTACGAAGTTTGTCCGTATCGTTCTGGTTGATGCCCATCTCTTCCAAGAGGGCAGCCTTGCGTTGCTCTTCGAGATCCATCTCAGGAGCAAATTCGAATTTAACGTAACTATCGGCAAGTGCCATGCTTCAATTCCTCATTAGAGTTGGAGGGTGAGCGAGGTAGCCCACCCTCCCTTCTCAAAGACCTTAACGGCCGGTCAAGCCACCAGGATTCATCCTGGCCGTGACGTCGCCTTACGCGACAGCAGTTTCGCTAAGAATCCGACGGAACGGTAGGTAGGTCCCACCGGCTGCCGGACGCGGAGTCACAACGAACTTAAAGTTGTAACTCACCGCTCCACCAATTTCGCCGCCTGGGTCAAACGAGTTCGGGGCGAATTGGTAAATGTTGGCCTTGAAGTTGGACTCATCCGGTACGTCTTCGAACCCGCCCAAAGCGATCGAGAACATTACCTCGTCCGCCGTGATGTAGGTTGCGTAGGCTGACTTGCCAGAGGCCGGGATATTCGAAATCAGGGGAACGTTCGTCGACATCACGAAGTCCACTCCTGCGATCGGAATGATCTCGTTATCCTCGGCAAGGCCGGCTTCGATCCACTTCTGCCCTTCACGGGTAAACTTCTCGGTGTCAAGAACACCGTTGTGGGTTAGGTCGTTCGCCACGTCAGACAGAATATAGGGATGCATGATCCCACGATGCCGTCCGCCGGCAAAAGGCCGCCCGTTCTTCCCGCGAATCGTCGCCACGGCGGTATTGATAACCGCACGGGTCACGTAAGATCCGTCCGCTACCGTCACACTGGCAGTCGTGTCAGTTGAGACAGCCGCGTCAAAGCCTTGCTGAATCAACGTGTCGACTACGAGTGCGCCTCGATAACCCAGCATTTCGCTGAGCTGTTCGAGAGGCTTGCCGATATCCACCGCGAGAGCAAAGTCAGACACATTGACGTAGTCAACGTACTGTCCCAGGGTGGCCTGGATGCTTGCTTCGGTCGGTGTGATCGGCGTGCCCACGGCGCCTTCGGTCGCTGTCGACGGAGCAGTATCAAGGATACTGCCGCCGAGGTCGGTACCGGCAGCCACGACGTTAGCCGTAAACGGCGACAGATTATAGGTGTAAATCTGTGTCGTACGACCAGCATTCTTTGGGATCTGCCGTTCCGCCGTCAGGCCCTGGAAACCCAGGTGCGCAAACAGCGCTCTTACGGCCAAACGATCGTAAAAGACCGCTTGGGTAGATGGAAGGGTAGTGCCAATGACAAATGATGCCTGAGCGTTACTTACAGACAATTTGTCACCTCACACAAAGAATACCAAGTTTTTCAAACTTGGCTTTATCGCTGGGTTCCGGCTCGCTGCCGTCTGTCCTGGTCAGAAATCCTCTTCAACTCGGACATCGGAAGTTTGCGTAATTCCGCTTCTGAGAGTTCTCTCGGTTTGCCGCCGTCCTCTGGACCGCCTAGCTCAGTTGGCGAGCTCGACTGTCCCGGTTGCAAACCAGTAGTTCCCCTCTTTCGCACCGTGACCGCAGGTGTCACAACTCCCGATACCGCCGCTGGTGCGGCGGGTGGTGTTGCGGACGCCGGTGCCGAATCCGTCGGGACCGGTGCGGCTGCTGGTGCAGAACTCGTTATCGGAGCCTCACGTGCAGGCTCCGTAGGCCTTACTTCAAGCAACTCACTTTCCGTCAGGTCTTCAAAGGCGTATTCCAGGTTGCGAAGCGTGATCGGAAGTTTGTGCTCGGTCAGAAAATTGTCGATCGCCTTAGCGTTGTTAGGCGTCTTGTAAAACTCAGGGTGTGCCTCGTTGAAGAGAAGCGTTTGTTGCGACGCGATCGTCCAAAGCATCGCATCTTGCTGCTTATCGGGCATTTTTTCAAAATCTTCAGCGGTCACTCCCGCGGGAAGCGCATACTGCCGATCGAGCTCTGACCAACCGAGCTTTTCACGCCGCACGGCCTTGTGTACTCGCATCGTGGCGTGGCCCTTACCCTCCAGGAGGGCAAGCATCAACTCATTCTTGGTGCTCTTAATGAACCGCTCGGTGCCGCCACCGGTCTTGTAGCGCAGTTCGGCTACCCACTTGCCACCCTCTTGCTTGATCTCACCGACGAACTGGTCCGTCTCGACACGTTCAACCTTCGGTGGAGTCGGGACCATAGGAGCAACCGCTACCGGAACGACCGGCACGACGGGCACCTCTTCCTCAAACTCGGGTTCGATAGCGTCGGCTACCGCGGCCGGAACCACCGAAGCAGCAGCTTCAGGAGCCACTTCCTTAACCAAAGGTGGAATACCGGTAGGGTTCAATCCTCGCGGCGCCTCTCCAGCTTCCAACATCTTCCGGCGCGCTTCCTCAACCGACAGACCACCGTCTTTAAACTTCAGAACATCTCGAACGTTTGACATTTAACACCTTCTCTCCGCAGCAATCCGGCTACGGGCGGTACTTACTTCTTTACCTCTAAAGCTGGTTTAGGTGTTGCCACCGCTTCGTTGATCATGTAGCGAATGAATCGTACAAAGTCTTCAGCCGCCTGCTGCCGCAGCCGTAGTGAGAAGGCCTTGTTTGGATCCTCACCACGGTACTCCGCGTTCTCCCGTTTACGTTCTCGCACGTAGGGCTTAAGGATCAGCTCCTCAAAGCTACTCCAACCTTCGTCGAAGGCTACCAGTGCTGCCAATGCCTGACACTTTAGGTAGTGCGCGTACCGACCGTTGTAGCTGTCCCCGTCGATAAAGTCCGCGACCGCGTCGGTAGGAACAGCGTCGTCGAGGTCGTCGAGGTCCTTCAGCACCGGACCGCTGGCCTCTTGGGTGAGCTTGGACGGCAGCACCGCCAACATACCGGCAGCAACCAACTCTTCGTCGGTGAGTGGTGCGTTTAAGTCAAACTTCTCCTGAGCGTTAACAACGTCCGTGTACCACGAGTTGTCAGCTGCTGCCATATCTTACACTCCCGCTAACGAGCCCGAGATCTGCTGCATCTCTTCACGCTCGGCTGCCCGTTCCAAACTCTTCGTGACGATCGTTGATCCGGCTCCCGCCAACCCCTTCGCGTCGATCTCCGCTAGCTTCTGCTCGTGTTCTTGAGCCGAGAGCTCCTTCTTGCCCTGGTGGAGTTGCGCGATTCGCGTTTGGGTAGCTTGGGCCTTCAGCACCTCAGGATTCGACATCATCCGGCGCTTCACGTCGTCCGGCGTCATGGGCACGAGGACGTCATCCTGTGACTTCCAACCCGTGGCCTGTTCCATCCGGCGCGAAAGTTCCAGCCAGTTGACCTTCAAGCCCGCGTCGGCCAAGCCACCTTGCACGGCCGGAGCCATGTACATCTGCATCTCCAGGGGCAGCGCCGAAGCCATCGCCCGGCGGGCCGCGAGACTCGTGCCGGCTTGCATGACGAATTGAATGTCAACCGAGTTGCACATGTCAACCAACAGGTCACCGTTGTGATCAGCCTCCATCGACTCCCACAACGTCTTGCCGATAATTTGCCGCATCAACTTCGGCTCTAGCAACCGCCGGTCCATGTGGAGGAACGCGTACAGCGTCGGTAGAAAGATCTGGTCAACGATCACGTTCACAAAGCTCTGAATCCGGCTACTCGACGCTCCGCCTAGGATACCGGCCCCGGTAGCGGTCCGACCGAGTGACGAGCGGCCCCGTTCGGGCATCGCGCCCTGGACCGTTTGCTCGTTAGCCCCGGTAGTTTTCTCGGCGTCAGCGGCCAAAACCGCCTCTTCGCGGTAAGCCTCTGCCAAAATCGGCTGCTTGATTAGTGGTTTGACACCTTCCGGGTCGGTAACCTTAATTCGAGCGCCGGGGTACATCCGCATCGGTTGGCCCGTCAGGTTGGTGCCTTGCTTCTCCAGGTAAACGTTTTGCAGGTTCAGGTTGATGTCGTCCAGCCGCAAGTTACGCAGTCCCTGCACGTGGGTCTGGATGCTACCGATTCGCCGCGGGATACCGAAAGCGTAGAACGTACCCGGAATGTCGTCCCAAAAGGCCGACAAGAACGGCAACTCACCCAGTTCGTTCGACTCGTTGCGAATTACCTTCTTTCGCTGCAGCGCTACGATGACGGTGTCATTCGACCAACGTTCGAGAACCTCCAACTTGTGGTCAAGCGGGTCTTCCGACTCGTCAAGGTACCGTGGCAACGCCCGGTGACCCTGCGCCGGAAAGGCCGTGCTCTCCGACTCGACCACCGAGCTAGGTGGTTGCTCGGCCGGTGGAACGGCGAGTTGCTTCAGCTCCTCTTCCGACGGAATTTCATAGCCCTCAAAATCCCGCAGCTTGTTCAGGTCACGGATGGTGAGATAATCACGGTAAACCACGTACTGCGCTCGGCGAATGTCCGGCTGCCGTAAACCCGGGCTAACCAACACGTGGTTGATCTCGCAGCGCGTAAAGAACGGTCGTGAGACGATCTCTTCAAACTCCACTTCGTCTAACTCGTCCGACTCGGTGGTCGGAATTTGTTGGTCAGCAGCTCCGGGAATTGTGGCTGGAACGGTGGGAGCGGCGGCAGCACGACGGTAAAAACGGCGCTTGACGGGAAACTTCTCCCAGCCCCACTTCGCGATACCGGTTCCAAAGATCTCCGCGTCCTTGGCTACCAACCGCAGCTGCTGCTTAAACCGCGTTTGAAGCAGCTGGTAACTAATGATGGACTCCCAGCCTCGGGCAACTTGCCGTGGCGTGCCCTCGGTGGGATTCACGGCGAAAGGCGGGTTCTCCGGAAAGAGAGCCTCCATCGTCTGGTCAAGAATCGCTCGAACGTGCTGCGAGGATAACGGATAAGCATTACTGGCCCTCGGGACTAGGGTATCGCGCCAGTATTCCTGCTTGACCGCCGCCTCGTAAAGAGCCTTCGCGATGCGCCACTCCGTCAGCCACAGGCGGGCCATCACAAACTTCTCGGCGCGTTGGGTATCCTGGACTACGAGGGACAGCGCGACATCATCCTTGTCGATTTCCTTCTTAGCACCTTCGGTAGGAAGCGCGAACTCCTGCGGAAGTTGGTTAAGCGGTTGCCGTGTATCGTTAGGTTGCTCAAGAAGCATGATCCACCGTCATCCTCTGCAACAGACCGAAGTCTGCGTAAAGCCGTTCATCCGCGTGAGGGTCGACCTCTTCGGGTATCTCTGGAGCGAAGGAAAATTCGTTGCTGCTGGCTTGCATGATCCCCACCTGGTTCGGAAAGATCTGTCCGTTGTAACACTTCCAAATTTGCGCGATGTTGTCCGGTCCGTCGTCCTTGCGCCGCAAACCCGGTTGGGGCGACCAGTTGACGAACATCTTAAAGATCTCGTCACGGTAAGGCATCGAGTTTGAAAATTGAATCAAACCCTTCTTCATCGCTCCAGCAGCCATCGTAATCGCGATGTTCTTTGAGTTGTCCGTGTTCTCCGGTGGATCCCAAACAATTTGCAGTGGTACCTTCAACTTTTTGGCGACCGAGTTAAGCTCACCCTCCAACATTCGAACGCCGAAAGAATCCTCAATCCGACAGATGCCTACCGGTCCAATCTTTAGTTGCCGCTCGTAAAACTGAACGATTGCCGTCGCCGCGTCCGTAGAAGAAACAAACACCTCTAAAAAAGCATCGTAGCAGAACAACCGACGCGTACTTAACTCAAACATCCCCGCGATGCCGCAAGAAAAGTCAAAGCCCTTCTTAGCCCGCCGACCGGTATAGATGCCACCCATGTCCCAGTTGATCACCATGAAGCGATCGTGCGGCAGCGGCATGCCCTCAGCGAAGGGCCGAGTGTTCCGCATCAATAGGTCCATCGTGAACGACTCGGTGAGGTACATTCCCCGCCAACGCAGCAGGTACTGACCGTTGAACTTCTGCGGGTTCGCCCGATACTTGGGCCAAAGGAACTTAACCGTCAACTTTTCCGGCCAGGTTAAGATGACGTCCTCGGGGTGAAGCGTGTTCTTCCGGTCACGCTCCAACCGGTCGGCCTGCTCCTCAGGTGTTCCATCGGTACGAAGCGTCCAGACCGGGGTCTCGCTATACTCGGTGTTCCTCTCACCCTTATGTTCAGCCGCGTAAGCCTCACCACGCTGACGAATTATCTGCGGAAGGTCCGTCTCGACCGGTGCCCAGGTGGTTCCAAAGAAGTGCCGATAACCACCGGGCTCGATCAAGCCTTCCGTGTCGTCGTAGTGCTGCTCATTTTTATCTACCAACTCGGGCGTGGCACAGTTAATTTCGTTCGTACAATCGTCGAACACCAAGAGCTCGTAGTGCCCGCCGGCCTTCACCGAGTCAAAGGTTGCGATGCCCAACGTGGGATCACGTAAGTTCAACTCAGCCGTACGACAAGGACAGGTAAACGAATCACCCGAGACCTGGTCCAACTCGATCGCCCACTCCGGAAAGAGACAACGAACAACCCCGTTCGTGAAGAACGGCTGCCGTGCCAGAGCCATGATGGTCTTAGCGTGCGGCAACTTTCCCGATAGAATCAGGATCCGAATGTCCCGGTCGGTCAACACAACCTGGGTTAAGAAGCCTCCCACGATGGTTGACTTAGTGGCGCCACGAAACGCCAGGGTAGCTCGTTCCTTGACGTCACTCCACTGGTCATAGGTCTTCCCCGGAATCGGTCGCAGAAACGAGTCGAAGATTCGGCCGTGGCACTTCTCGGTGAACGGCAAAAACTTCTGCGACGCCGGCCGCAGCACGCTGTTGACCAAGAACCGTAAGCTCGTTAGGCAAAGGTACCGAACCAGGGCGGCCTCATCGGGCGTGAGCTTTCGCGCGTCACTTTCGGTTAAGCGAAAGCTCTTAAGCTCGTCGAGACTCGGACCGGGACCGGGTGTGCCATCAGCTAGCGGCTGGGCCCACAGTGGATTGAAGCCGGGAGGAAAGGCCATTACTTTTTCTTTCGATCGAGGTACACCTTGCGGTACTTGGAGTTACGACCGGCTGGGGTCGGATTCTTTTTCTTCGAAGGCGGCGTGACCTCTTCGTCCTTCTTGAGTTCATAAACACCGTCCTCCGGGACCTTACCCCCCTGGTGCATATTACCCAGGATGCTGCCAACCGTCTGCTTTCCTCCTAGTGGTCGCAACGGGTTAGTCAACCCACCGGGTTTCACGGGAGCGCCGATCATGCTGGTACTCCCGGAGCCGGGGCTGCTGCCGGTGCTTCCTCACCCTGGTTCGGTTCACCGAAGTGTTCCTCGATGTGATCGTGCAGCGCGTCGGTGTCGGGAAGCACGTGCTCTTCGCCCTGAACCGGTGCGTTCGTCTCATCGTGGTGCTGCACGTGCCAGCCGCCCTTTACCTTCCGGGCGTGAAAGCCGTGCGCCTTGCTCTTCACGTCCTTACCCTTCTCGGCTTCCTTCTTGCCGCCGAGCAGGTCAAGATGCGAAGGTGGTGCCTTCTTCTTATCGGGCATCGGATTCGCTCCTTAGTACCGACGATCTTCAGTGACCTTCTCGGCCTTCTTCGAGTCGTGCGTCTCGCCCGTGACCGGGGTGTTGCCGTCACCCTTTTGCCGCGTCGGCTGTGATTCACCACCGGTGCGCAGAGTGTAGCGACTATCTTCCGGGATCTTCGCGGCCTTTTTCTGACCGTGATCCTCGGCACCGGCTGGGTACGGCTCGTTCCCACCACCCTGGCGCTGCGTGTTAGCCGCTTCGGGCAAGGGGTCCTTACTGTCGCGCTTGGTTGACATTTCTTTCTCCTCTATCTATTTCTGTCTAACTGCTCAGCCCCGGTTGCCCGACGGCTGAAAAACTTAGTCCTCTACTCTACGCTCTGGACGAAATTAACCACGGGAGCGCCCGGGGTCACTGTGTCGAAGATTATCGCGTTCCAATAATCTCCGTTGAGCGAGTCAAGCTTTCCGCTTAGTGCTTCTCTAGCATCGCAAGCTAGTGCTAGAGTCGCATAAGAGGTACACTTGGCGTCTCGCAGG